GTAGATAATAATAACAATAATAATAATAATACATTTGTTCCATATTCAAGTAGCAGTAATCTTTATCAAGGAAATACAACTTACGGAGACGCAGACGATTATACTGATGATAGTTCAGGTGTATAAAATATGTCAAAAGAAATTAATCTAGGTAATCAAGCAAAGAGAATACTAGAAGACGAAATTTTTACTGATGCAGTAAAAAAAATTGAAGAAAGATTAAACCAAGAATGGTTAGCATCTCCTCTTCGAGATACAGAAGCAAGAGAAAAAATATTTCTCATGCGTAAAATGTTGGAATCACTTATCAACGAAATTACGTCTGTCATGGAGACAGGAAAATTGGCGAATAAGACATTGACCGACATACAAAAAACAAAAATTTTTAATTAAAAATTAAGGAGACTATATGGCAGATCAACCTGTAAAGGAATCTGTTGCGCTATCACAGCAAACAGCAGAAAGTGAAATCATCAACCTTTTGGGTACTTTGGAAAAAGACCAAGCCACAGGGAATGAAGACACAACACCAGAGACACCTGTAGAGCAATCTACTAAAGTTGAAAGTGAAACGCAGGAATTAACCCCTGACGATTTGGAATTAGTGTCTGAGGACACCACAACGGAAACTGACGAGCAACTTTTTGAAGTCAAAGTAAATGGCGAAACAATTAAAGTTACTTTAGAAGAATTACAAAGTGGTTACGCTAAAGATTCTGATTACCGACAAAAAACATCTAAGCTAAGTGAAGAACGTAAAACCCTAGAGGTAGAACGTCAAAAAATTTTAGATGAAATGAACGTGGCTAATCAAAAAAAATCCGAATACGTTCAACGACTTGAAGAAGTTGTTAGTAATTTTGATAAACCTAGTATGTCCGAAGCCGATTTGGAAAAGCTCTATGAAGAAGACCCAACGGAATATGTTAAGGCACAAGCTAGAATTACAAAAGAACGTGAACATCAGAATAATTTAAGAGCGCAATTAGAAAGCGAAAAACTAGAACAACAAACACAATATCAACAGAAATTAAATACTGTTCTTAGACAAGAACAAGAAAAGTTGATTGAAAAGTTACCTGTTCTTGGCGACCCTAATAAAGCTTCTAAAGTTCAAAATGATATTAAAAACTTTTTAGTATCACAAGGATTTACCGATACGGAATTACAAAATTTAACAGATCATAGAACAGTTTTGGTAGCGTACAACGCAATGCAATTAGATAATTTAAAAAAAGCAAAACTAGATGGAAAAAAAGTTAAACGAGTTCCTAGGGTAGCAACTTCTGGTTCACAAACTACAACATCTTCTGAAAGTTCGTCTGCGATTCAAAAAGCAATGGCTTCTCAACGAGAAACTCCCAATAAGGGGAATGATAGGAAAACAAAAGATGCTTTCCTTGCTTGGTCAGAAGCCCAACAACTTTAGGAGAAAATTATCATGGCACAGCCAGGAAATACATTCGACACCTATGACATGAAAGGCATCAAGGAACAGCTTGAGGATATTATATATAATATAAGTCCACTTGATACACCTATGTTTTCAGCTATGGGTAAAGGCAAAGCTACTAACACACAGTTTAAGTGGCTAACAGACTCTTTAGCAACTGCTGCAGCAGACAACCACCAAGTAGAAGGAGACGACTACTCGGCACAGGCGCAGGTAGCAACTAAAGAGCTTCATAACTATACGCAAATCTATGCAAAGAACTTTATCATTACTGGTACTGACGATGCAGTAGATGCTGCTGCTAGATCGACTCAATTAGCATATAGCCTCGCAAAAAATAGCAAAGAGCTAAAACGTGACGTCGAAGCAGGTATTACACAAGCTAACGTAATCCCAACAGTAGGTGCGTCTAACGCAGCTAGAAAAACTGCAGGATTAAGAACTTGGATTACTACTAATAATGACATGGGTGCAGGTGGAGCAAAAGCAGCACACACTAACGGAGTTCCTACAGGTGTAAGAACTGATGGTGCGCAAAGAGCTTTCACAGAGTCTATGTTGAAAAAAATTATTAGAGAATGTTTTGTTGCAGGTGGAAACCCAGACACTATTATGGTGGGTCCATTTAACAAACAAGCTATCTCTGGTTTTACAGGTGGTTCAACTGCTATTAGAGAAGTACCTGCAAAAACTATTGTTGCAAGTATAGATGTTTACCAAAGTGATTTTGGCACTTTAACAGTTAAACCCAACAGGTTTCAGAGAGACAGAGATGCTTTTGTTTTAGATTCTGAATATTGGGGTTACAATGTTTTAAGACCTTTCACAAATTCACAATTAGCAAAAACTGGAGATAATACTCACATGTTATTGTTAATGGAAGGTGGAGTTGTTTCAAGAAACGAAGCTGCTTCAGGTATTATTGCAGATTTAACTACTTCTTAATTTTAGGTTAAGTTAAGAAAACTATAAGGGGGCTTCGGCCCCCTTTTTTATTGAAGAGTATTTACTCGGAACGATAAAGGAAAAACAAATGAGAACTTTAAACGACTATTTTTTAAATGGTGGCAACATGACAGCTATCCAAACAGCAGACAATGCTAGTCCTGTAGTTGTAGTACCAGATGCAGGAAGAATTAAAGCAATAGTAATGAACGTGCATACAGTAATAGATGCAAACACAACTTTTGATATTATGATTAATGGTGCTGACTCTGGTTCAGATGCAACATTATCAAATGGAACAGCAGATGAGTCTGGTGTTGAATTATATATTGGCGATGGATTAGATGTAGCTTTAGGCGATGCAATTAACATTAAAAGTAATGGCGAACAAACTGCTGCGACTACTGCTGATTTAACTTACGTTATTCGTAGATAAGGAAAAATTATGGCACATACATACCAATACAGACCTTCTGCGTACACAGTTCAAGATCATTCAGGAGCAGGTGTTTTAACTACAGCTATTGGAGCTGATGTTATCATTGTTCATATATCTACAACTGTTGCTGCATATATTAAATTAGAAGGAACGGCTGCAAATAAAAATGGAATGTTGTTAAGTGCAAATGATTCCATGACAATGAAGTGTAGTCCTTCCGATGTAGTTTCTGCATACGCAACAGGAGCAGGACAAATTTCAGTAACAGAGATGTCTTCATAATGACTAAATATTCAATTTCAAAAGATATAGTTGATACAAACTTTATTGAAGATAAAAGTGAAGGTAAATTTCATATTGAAAGAACTCAAGACTTAACTCCTGTTATTGAAGAAAATAAAATAAAACAAAGCCTTGGGGAAGGTGTAAGTAAGTCTAAAGAACTTAATCACGTTGCATCTATCCCTTTGGTTGTTGTTGAGCAATTAGCAAAAAAACAAATTATGTCTCCTAATGGAGATATATTAGATCATGTTCGTTTTAAAAAATGGTTAAACGATAGTGATAACAGAGCATTTCGAGTATGGACAGGAACAGTTTAAATGGCATTAGATACGTATTCAAATTTAAAAATAGAAATAGCAAGTTATCTTAACAGAGATGATTTAACTGCTAACATTGATACATTTATTGATTTAGCAGAATCACGTCATTCAAAAGATTTACGTTTGCGTGAAATGGCTGTTAATACAACTACTGATACAGTTGCAGGAACAAAGTATATAACTTTACCTACAGGTTTTTTAGAATTTATTTCTGTGCAGAATACTTCAGCTAGTCCACAAACAGAGTTACAATATATGGCTCCTAATGAATTAAGTAGAGTGTATGTTGACTCTGGTAATGGTATGCCTGTGTATTACACTATCATTGGAGACAAAATGTATTTTGGTCCTTGCCCTGATAATGCGTACACAATTAATATGTTTTATTATAAACGGATAACAGCTTTATCTGATTCTAATACAACAAATGATATTTTAAAAAACTATCCTGAATTATATTTGTATGGAAGTATTTTAGAAGCAACTCCTTTTATTCAAAATGATGAACGACTTCCTGTATGGGCTAATCTTTTTAATGAAGCAGTACAGAAAGCTAATTTAAGTGATGAAAAAGGAAAACATTCTGCAACACCAATACAAATGACTTCAACACAATTTTCTCCTAAACGAAGAGTTTACTAATGATACCTTTTGGCGAATTACAAACTGATTTACCAACTTACCAAAACACAGGAGCTATACAAGCTGATAATGTGTTACCTTTAAAAGTTGGTTATAGATCATTACCTGGCTTTCAAGAATTAAGTGACAATCCTTTAACAGGAAATGCTGTTGGTTTATTTACTGCCTTTAACGCAGCAGGTACTACTAACTACGCAGGAGATGCCACAAAATTATATCAAATGAATTCTTCACAAGAATTTGTAGATAAATCTAAATCAGGTGGTTATAGTAATTCTACAACAGAGGGTTCAAGAGACTTTTGGGCTTTTACACAATTTGGTACAAATATTATTGCTGCTAATAATGCAGATAATATTCAAAAATTTGATGAAGGAACAGATTCAGCTTTTTCTGATTTAGTATCTTTTAAAGCTAAATATTTAGCTGTCATTCGTGATTTTGTTTTTACAGGATATACTACTGAAAGTGGAACATCATATAACCAACGTGTTAAATGGAGTGGGTTAAATAATGTATCTCAATGGACACCATCACAAACTACGCAATCTGGTTTTCAAGATGTTGTTGGTCCTCATGGTAATATTCAAGCAATTATTGGTGGAGAAAGTTTTGGTATAGTATTTTTTGAACGAGCAATTTATCGTGTTAGTTATGTCGGAACCCCATTAATTTTTACGTTTGAAAAAATTTCTGACAATATAGGGTTATTTGCTCCACGTTCTGTTTGTTCGTTTGGTAATATGATTTTCTTTTTAGCTCAAGATGGATTTTATAAATTAACAGGTGGTCAACAATTAACACCAATAGGTGAAGGAAAAATAGATAATTATTTTTTTGAAGATTTATCATCTAACCTAGATGGAATATGTGCTGCTGTGGACCCAAACAATAGTTGTGTATTTTGGTCTTATCGAGGTGGTGCATCTGGTTCTACAACAGGCGATATAAATAATAAATTATTAATTTATAATTATTCCGTTAATAGATTTAGCACAGGGTCTAGTATTAATATTCAATTTATTGCTAGTGCTTCTCAAGAAGCATTTACTACATTAGAAAGTTTAGATAAGTTAGGTGTATTAGATACTTTACCTAAATCTTTAGACTCGTATTATTACGGAGAAGGAATAGTAGGTTTAGCAGGTTTTAGTGGCGATAAAAAATTTGGAAAGTTTATTGCAACAAGTTTAACAGCAACAGTTGATACAACAGAATTTGAAGGCGCAGAAGGAAGACGATCTACGTTAATTTCTTCTACACCTATTGTTGATGGAGTAGGGGGTACGTCAGTAACAGTAACACCTTTATCAAGAGCTTCACAGTTAGATACAGTAAATGTTGGAACAGCAGTTTCAACTTTATCAAATGGTTCGTGTCCTATGCGATCTACAAGTAGATACCACCGAATGAGAGTTAAAGTTACAGGTAACTTTACTACAATGTCAGGTGTAGATGTAGAAGCTAGGCCAGAAGGTAAACGATAATGGCAACAAATCAATTTCCTAATGTACCTATTTCAATGCCAGACCATGATCTGCATTTACGATTAATTTCTTCATCACTAAATAATACGATTGATGGAAAATTAAATTCTACAGGAAGCATCACATTGACAGCTAGTTCGACTACTTCAACATTAACCAATGCTCGTATTGGAGAAAACTCTGTAATTGTTTTTATGCCAACAACAGCAAATGCACGTACAGCTTTAAATACTTTGTATGTTTCTGCTAGAGTAAATGGTTCAGCAACATTAACACATGCCAGTTCAGGAAACACAGATCAAACATTCGGATTCACTATCTTCGGATAGTCAAATAAGTTACGTTCCTCCCAAAGATGTTGGCTTAATTTGGAAACAGATTGAGCCACTTCTTTTAAAGCCATTAGAGATTGATGGTTTTGCTTACATGCCTAAAGATATTTTTGACAGTTTGTTAAAAAAGAAAATGCAATTATGGATTTCATGGAATGTAAAAACAAACGTAGTGGAAGCAGCTATTGTTACTGAAATAATAGATTATCCACGTCTTCGTTCTTGTCGTTATTTTTTAGCAGGAGGAACGAATATGAAGTCTTGGTTCAATCCTGTTAAAGAACAAGTTGAACATTGGGCTAAATTAAACAAGTGTCAACGTATAGAATTAGTTGGACGTAAAGGTTGGGTAAAATGGTTAAGAGATTACAAACAAAAACACATAATATTAATGAAGGAATTAACAAATGAGTAAAGGCGCAGGAGAAGCAAGAACAGTTTCCAATGTAGAACCACCAGAATTCCAATTACCTTATTTAACAAAAGGTATGGAACGTGCTGAAGCATTGTATAATCAAGCAGGACCAAATTATTTTCCTGGGCAAACGTATGTTGATTTTTCTCCACAAACAAACACAGCATTAAATTTAGCAGAAAAAAGAGCTACAACTGGTTCTCCGTTAATGGGTCAAGCTAATTCAGAAATGATGAAACAGTTACAAGGCGATTATTTAGACCCAACAAGTAATCCTTTTATATCTAATTTGTATAATAAATTAGCAGGAGATGTTACTTCTGGTGTGCAATCTCAATTTACTTCAGCAGGACGTTTAGGTAGTGGTGCTAACCAAGAAGTTTTAGCAAATGCTCTTGGAGATTTAGGAACACAATTATACGGACAAAATTATTTATCTGAACGAGCTAATATGAACAATGCTTTAATGGCAGCTCCTCAAATGGCAGAAACAGATTATAACGATATTATGCGATTACGTTCTGTTGGTTCTGAACGAGAAGGATTACAAGAAGCAGCCCTAGCTGATGCAATGAATAGGTATCAATATCAACAAGCTCTTCCTTATGAAAAATTAAGAAATTTTCAAGCTGCAACAGGTGGCTCGTATGGACAAACACAAACTAATGTTCAACCTTTACAACGTAACGTAGCATCAGGTTTATTATCTGGTGGTCTTGCAGGTGCAGAAATGGCTAGTCTTTTTAAAAGCACTAATCCTATGTTTGCAGCAGGTGGAGCATTACTTGGGGCGTTCATGTAATGGGTATATTAGATGCATTAATGAGTTCAGACCCAATGGTGTCAGCTCAACGTAGAGGAATTTTAGAATCATTAGCTTCCATGTCAGGACCTCAACCTATTGCTCCAAGCATGGGACAAGTAGCAGGTGCAGTATCAGCAGGAGCAAGACAAGGTAAAAGAGATTACATGGCTGATGAAATGGCTAAATTTCAATACATGACAATGGACGATGGTTCATTTGTTAAATTTAATAAATTAACAGGCGACATAGAAACATTAGATAAGTTTCCTAAAGCAACAGGCACATCATATCAAATTGGAAATAAAGATGATGAAGCATCATTAAAAAAATTAAAACCTAATTTTAACACAAGTGATTATGCTCCTGGAACTATTGTTACTATAGAAAAAGATAAAACATTAAGTTTTAAAGAACCATCTAAAAAAGGAACTTCGTTATCACAAGCCAATATAGATAAAAATAAACTTATAACAGAAAATAGAAAATTTATAGATAGAGAATTTGAAAAGTTTAAAAAAATAGAAGGTAATGAAAATGCTACAATGTTACAATTTTATTCAGATTCTTTAAATAAAACATCAGCAGATGGATTTAATAACAATCCAAATTACGTTCCTGAATTAAAAAGAATAATTTCTAGTTCTATGAATATGTTAAGTGGAGTAGAAGACAAAGATAGAGATAAATACATGACAGCATT